GGTTCCACTTGACGATAACTTCGGTGTAAGAACCGGGGCTACCTGCCAAAGCAGTTTCAGGGACAACGTCCACAACGCGGATAGGCCACGTCGAAGTAGTACCTTCGGTAGAGTCTACACCCACCTTGGAGTTACCAGTCGCAGTTGAACCTACGTTGTTCGCACCGTTAGCGAGCTTGAGGTTTGATCCAACAGCAGCTTGTGTGACGAAGCTGACGGTGTTCGAGTTGGTACCAGCGCATACAGCAACCTTAAACAACGCATCAGGGTCTTCCTGAACGTATGCTGTGATGTCTGTGATGCTCGTAGTACCGGGGTAGAACTGACGGAATGTCAATCCAAAGGTTGGGTCCGTGTAGGTACAACCGAGGAAAACACCGACAGGTGTAGCAGAGTCTGTACCAGTGTCCTTGCCAACAGTACCGCCTGTGAGTAACCTAACGACGTCACCATAGAAGATGGCAGTCGAGGAGTTAACCGCGATTGGAAGTTGACGAGTAGCACCAGCAAAAACCTGTCCGCCGATCAAATTGATCGGGATTAGCCCGTAAGGGCTGGTAACAGAAGGGTATGCCATTTTATAGCTCCTTTAGCTATTTGCCTTTGCCAAATGACGTCGTAGACCGTTTTTCCCTAAAGAGTGGCATACGAGCGTCGTTCTCACGCATGAAGTTATTGTCCACGGAGTCCATCTGAGACTGATTTTTAGCAGCAAAGTATTCCTTACGCTGACGCATCAGTTCTTCCGGTGCCTTGCACAACAACAGTCCTGCGACTTCGATGTTGTCTTTGAAACGGCTATCAGGGTCTACCAACATCTGGAACTGAGGTTGTTCCTTGATGCTAACCGGCTCCCAACCTTCTCGTAGTTTGGACGAGATATTGCGAGGGTCATTCTGGCCCATTGATGCTACGCGTATCCAACGATACGCATAACCAGCTTCTTTGTCCGGTTCTGGCAGGGTTGATGCCGGTTGCCATACTTTAGGACGTTCAGCTTCTGCACGAGTTTCACGAGGGGCGCGCTCTGCGCTTACTCTATTATCAGCTACATTAGTCATCTTATTTCTCCATCTTCACTAGTGCCTCGACGTATTGTGCAGGCGTTAAGCCTAGACGTTTCGCGATTGTTAATTGGGACTGTTTCAACACAATCTTTCTGGGGGATCGTGTTCGTGAGGCTGGAGCGACGACCGATGACGCTTTTTGTTCGCGTGCAGCGGGTCTGGTGTCACCAGTATCCATTTCATCTCCGAAGTAATCGGAGAAGCGACGGCGCATAGTTTTGTCTACAGCGCCCCAATATTCGTCGGTGCCAGCAAATTGCGGGCCACGTTCATTTATGAGCTTCTGGTGAAGCCCAAGAGCAGTTGCGGTCATTTCCGGGTCTGTACCATACCACGTATTGCGCTCTTGCCACGCCATAGTTTTCTGGTCAGGCTGCGGAATTTGCACCTGCTGTTGCGGTATTTCTACCTCATTACCTTCTTCCTGTAAAGGAGGGCGATAATTATTTATTTGCTGCACCCGGTAGTTAACCTCTGCAAGCTTCTCTTGAGCGTCTGCTAGACGATCTGCATCGCCTGATTCGTAAGCTTCTTTAAACTCACGTTTAGCTTCCGCAGCTTGCATCTCCGTAGTTTGCTTATAGCTACCAAACAAAGACTGTTCGCCCTGTGCTATCGTACTTTTCAGTTTGCGGTTCTCTTCAAGGATACGCTGCGCAACAGACAGCGCTTCTGTCTTCTCGCGCATCTCGCGTTCTTTTTCACGACGCTCGTCGTGCCAGACCTTCTTCATCTGTTTCAGACGGGTCTTTACCTTGTCGGAGTACTCTTCAAGCTCATCAGCTTCCAGTTCTTCAACAAGTTCCTTTGGCATTGGCTCACGGCCACGATCTGCCTCAGGGGTATCATCTTCAATTTCGATTTCGGGCGTATCAGCCTCAGAAACGGGGGTTTCGTCTTCGATCTCGTACGAAAAATCGTCGTTATCATCCATACTCATATCATTCTCCTTGTACGGGTTACGTCCGTTAAGCGCGGGAAATGCCCCGAGGGTCATCCACGACACCTTCTACACTGTCGTCGTTGATGATGCGGAACTCACGACCGTGAATTTTCACACGGCTACCTGCCATCGGGCGGGTCAGGATAAAGTCACCTTCTTGGCACCATGGGCCAGACGGGAAGCGTTTCTCGTCCTTGTAGCAATCTGGACCCATCTTCAGCACCATAAGCACTGGGGTAGTGAGTTCTTCATACTGCTTGGTAGAGTCGGCCTTGAAGATACCACCAGCGGTCTTCTCTTCGGCTTCTGGGAGCGCACACAGAATGCGGTAGCCAGATGGGTCTGGAAGCTGCTTGGCTTTCTTCTCGTCGGTGTCAGGTAGGACTGTTGCATCCTCAATGTTATCTACGTCCGTAGCCAGAAAGATTTCTGGTAGGACGGGGAGAGTATTGTCCTCTTCAGTCATCGTCTTGTTCCATTCTTTGTGCGGTTTCGGCGATGAAACCGTTTGACATCATAAGTCCGCGAATAATTCCGCAGGCATATTTATATTCCCCATGGTCCTTTGCAGTTCCACGGGCGAGGTCGCCGCTAATTACGTCGATCTCATCTTGTACCTTTTTTGACAGGTACATCAGTACTTCGTTTGTCATTCATTCTCCATTGGCATTACTTGGTTGGGAACGGGTTGTTCTCTTTGCGTGGCTTCACGGGCAATCTCGATACCTATGCGAAGTCCTGCTTCTTCCTGCTTAGCTTCCGAATCACTCTTGGAAGTGGCAAGTTTTGCGCCGATCTGGAGACCAGCAATTTCTTCTTGTGACTCGATGCGCATCTGCTCAAGCTCGATACGGTCGTTCTTTTCAGCAGCGTCAATCATCAGCTTCTGTTTCTTAAGCTCAAGCTCGCCCTGCTTAATCTGAAGCTCTTGTTGCTGCATCTGTATGATGGGGTCTTGTGCCATCTGTTGTGCCTGCTGCTGTTGGGCTTCGGCTTGGTTCTTCTGTAGCAGTTGCTGTGCTGCGGCTGCGGCCAGACGAGAGACAGCCATCTCGGTGTTCTCATCCATCTCGGCATTAGGCGCTGGGAGTGGTACGCCCGCCTGCTCTTCAACCTGCTTGCGATACTGGAACGCAAGGTGTTCTGCGATGTGTGCCTGCATAGAAGCCATCATCGACTGTGCATTGGGGTTCTGGCCCAGAATCTGCATAAGTTTGGGGTCTTGCATAGCGCTTGTGTGCACTGCAATATGTGCTTCATGGTCTTGGTAGATGAACGCCTTGACCGGCTTACCGTTGATGACGTCCATATTTTCTGACACAGGGTCACGCGGCTTCATGTCGTCACCATCCTTGAGTGGTACGAGCTTCTGCGCGTTCTTGATACCTAGCACCTCAAGCATCTGACGGTGTAGATAGGGCAAGTCGTAGATTTGCGGCGCGCCCTGTGCCAACTGGATAACTGCCTGATACTGTACAATCTTCTGCGCCATAGTGGCAGCGTTAGGATCAGATACTGGAATAACAGTGACCATATCATAGTCAGACTTCTTAGCCCTACGATCACCTTCTTCTGGCTCAAAGCTATACGTAGCTGGCGTATAATCGCGGATGATACCTTTGAGTAACTGGAACTCGCGTTTCATCGCATAGTGGACACGTGCCTGCACGGCACTCATCATCTTCAACGTACGCTCAAGAATAGCCAGCGTGGTGCCCACAGGAGCCTGTGCAGACATATCAGACACCTTCATGTCCGCCATACCCGCGAAGCGACGACCTTCGTCTACGATGGTCCCTAGGAGGCTGTAGAGCACTTGGCTTGGCTCTTTGTACGGCAACGGCATGATATTGTCGCGCATCGTACCTGACGCTACGTCTACATCGCGCCATTCAGCAGGACTTATCGGGGTGTCGTCACCCTTGACACGCAAGCCCTTAGTTTTGAATCCACCCGGGAGATTAGATAAAGTACCAGCATCAACAAGCTGACGAATAAGACTGGTACCAGACTTAGCAAAAGCGCCAATAAGGTGAATAAGGCCAAAAGCGTAGAACCCAAAGCCCGGAACATACGAGTAATGTACGAAGTGGTTGCGCTTGAGCTTTTTCTTGTCATCAGGGTTCCAGTTACGACGAATAGAAAGGACCGTCTCGGTCTCTTTATCTATGGTAATGACGTATGGGAGGGCTATTTCGAGGTCATTCTCGGCCTCATCACGGTAGTCATCGTCTTCAATGACCAAATCTACGTGCATTTCTAGCAGTTTGTACCGATCATCGGTCTCTGCACGGAAGCCAAGTTGTTCCGAAATCTTCTGCTCTACCTCATCCATCGAGTTGACGGGTTCTGGTAGGTCTACATCACGGTAAAAGCCCGACGCTTGTAGCTTCTTAAGCTCGTTCGGGGTCTTCCGCATTACGTGGGTGACGCGTTCAGCGACTTCCAAGCTGGACGCGCCATAAGGCACAACTACGTCTTCCGCAGTTACATACATTGCGACCTGACGACCCAGTGATGGATCGTAATAGACCTTCTTGAACGCGTTACCTGCAAGGCCCAACCCCCACAACATGCGCTCATGCTCAGGACGATACTCGACCATCACGTCGGTCAACTGGTAATTCATATCTTCTTGGACGCGTGCAGCGGCGTCCTTCTTCTCGTTAGTCTCTTTACCGATAATCTGCGTACGCACCGGCCCTTGGGCTGGGAATGTCTCGCTCATAGTTTCGGCTTGGAACTTAACTACCGCTTCGGCCAGCAGTGGGTGATGTACACCACAGGCTCCGGGCCAAGGTTCTGTGCGGTCTTCGACCTTCATACCCAACAACTCAAGCCCGTCTACATAAGTCTGTATCCAGTCCTTGCGGCTGCTGATATCCTCGTCAAACTCACCAAGCAGGTCGCCAGCAAGCTCTGTGAGCACGCTCTCGTCCATATCCTCGGCCAAGTTGTCGTTAAAGTCGCCCTCGTCCTCATCAGGGTCGATCTCGATCTCCATGTCACCAGCGCGGACTGTTACTTCCTCTGGGTCTTCGATCTCAATTTCTATGTCCGGACCCTCGTCCATCTCCGTCATCATCGGAGACATACCTAACGGGGCTTGGTTGAGCGACTTATCGATATCCATTTACTTGGCTTTCTTTTTAGTAGCGGCTTTGACCACTGTCTTGGCTACTGATACCACTGGTGATACCACCGACGCTACTTCGGCTACGCGAACTGCGGCTTCAGCTACGTCCTCAATGATATCGAACACGTTCTTTTTCTTAGGTTTAGGGGCGATATTGACCTCTACAAGCTCAAGCTCGTTGACGTACTTTACTGCGTCAGCAAACGGTACGCCCGCAGCGCGGGTCTCGTTAAAGGCAATCCGCTGTTCCGGACGCCACTTAATCCATTGAGTTTTGCCTATAGGAAAAAGTGCCTTAACATCTGCCATTAGTAGTACCCCTGATTGCGATTAGACTTGAAATACTGGATTTCGTCGGGTTCGTCTAGCGTAGTAGTGATATAACCTCCGCGTCTGAACCTGTGCATTGCCATAGACACAGTATCCACAAAGTCGTCGTGAGTACCTGCGGGAAATTCTGCAACTTCATCAATGACTTCCTCGGCCCAGCGCGTTGCTGGTGCCCACACTCTACCAGACGCAAATATATCTGCGATACCGTTAAGCCTGCTGATCTTGTCATTACCTCTGGTGGGAGTGAACTCCTGCACCGGTATGCCCATGGCTCGCATCTCGTAGATGAGCGGCGCACCTGACGCCTTCTTTTCTATGATAACGCCGTCTGGCTCCCACTCTCTATACTCTTCGATGGCCACACGTTTAAGTTCCGGGAACTCCATGCGGTCACGGAAGGCATTTAGCAGGATGATATTAGCTTGCGTCTCACCGTTGTCGTCCGGGTGGTAGAACACACCCCAAGTTGTACACGCCGAATAGTCGGCACGTTGCGTTTTCTCGAAGGCCGTATCCCACGACTGCAAGATAAAGTCACATTTCGGTGGGTCGTCACTCTCCCACTCCATCCACCACTCTCTTTTAACAATAGCGGCGCTTTCCGAGATCGGGTTCTGCTGATACTGCGCCATCCACTTACTATTAGGGACGTCGCGTTTTACTTTCTCAAGCTCCTCGAGTTCCCAGAACTCAGGCCATAGTGGCTTATCACTAGGAAGAATCGCTGGAAATTCAATGACTTCCCACTCACCCACACTGTCGTTGGCTACCGCATCTTTAAGTATCTGCCCTGTCAGGTCTCTTTTAGACCAGCGTGTCATCACGATCACGATAGACCCACCCGGCTGGAGACGCTGGCGCGGACCAGATGTGTACCACTCATAGGTCTTGTCGTAGATATCTGGGTTAACTTCTGCGATAGCCGCTTCCTGCTCGGAGTGCGGATCGTCAATAATGAGGACGTCAGCACCCTTACCGGTCACAGCACCCCCTATGCCGATGGCGAAATAGTCACCACCTTTGGATGTATTCCAGCGACCGGCAGCTTTGCTGTCTGATGCGAGGCTCAAGTCTGGGAAGATATTGTGGTACACGTCCGTGTCCACAAGGTTACGTACTTTACGACCGAAGCCTACCGCAAGTTCTGCTGTGTGCGAGCACTGGATAATTTTCTTATGGGGGTACTTGCCGAGGAACCACGCAGGGAGCAGGTAAGAGGCGAACTCCGACTTAGTGTGTCGCGGTGGCATATTAATAATGAGCCGTTTGCACTCACCACGAGCAACGCGTTCGAAGGCATCTGCCATTTTTGCATGGTGTCTCCCCGCAACGAATGTAGGCCAGACTTCCTTAACGAAGGGTATAAATTTATCCTGCGCTGCACGGACAGCCTTAAGCTCTTCCAATTTCTTTAGCTCAACGAGCAGCTTCTCCTGCTCGTGTAAGGGTAGCTGATGCAGTATCGCCGGGATATCATCGAGTGATATCTCGTCAATTAGCTGCATGTTGGGCCGACCCTGCTTAGCCATCGTCGTCTTCGCCCTCTTCGTCTTCAGGGGGAGCGTAGATGCCTAGCTCTTCGTCGAGGTCCATACCAGCCACAGGTATGTCGATCACATCAGCGTTTAGTAGCCTTTTAATTTTTTCTTTTATCGCGGCTTCGAGCGCGTCGGGACTGTTGTAATTGATGGTGAGTTCGCTCCGCTCGGTGAACAGGGAGATGTCTGAGTGCTTACCAAGCAACTCAATAGCCTTAAGCTCAAACTTAGTGTCGCCGCAGTTAGCCAACTCAAGGAGCTTGTTAGTCAGCGCAGCGCGGACTTCGGTGACGTCATGCGCTAGGTTGTGCCCGTAGGTCCTAACAAACGACGATGCAGCCAAAGCCACAGGGTAGCTCTTTAAGGCTGCGCTGTTTTTGCCTTTTAAGGCTGAGTCGATCAGGGATTTTTCTTGGTGGAGCGTAGACGCGTCTACCTCCAGCGGTGCGCCAAGTTCTTCAAGCAGGTCTGCGGTGTTCGCAGCAACCATTACCTCGTCGAGATACGTATCTAGTTCGGGCGGTTCTGTGCTGAATGGCACAGGGTGTTCGTCAGTAGGTTCAACTTTAATTACGGGCATGTAGCGCAGCGTCCGGTTTGAGGGAGCAGGCGTGCTGTGTAACAGCGTAGGGGTAGCGATGTAAAGGGGAAAAGGGGTGGCGCAAACTGAGGGGCAGCGCCACCCCTTCCGAAAAGGCCGCAATGTCGAAGTGCGACGGGAAATAATATCATGTACCTAAACAGTGTCAAGGTACCATTGACGGGGGGTCTTCCTGTGCGCAG